TAACTATACCATCTATTTTATTTATTAACTTTGTATTGGTTATATTAGATGGATAGTTAGATGGTATATTAGATGGTTCTATTAATACCTTTCCATTAGATACATTGATGTTTCTATTAGATACATCTATGTATCCATTAGATACATCTATGTTTCTATTAGATACATCTCGTTTAACATCATTAATCATAAAAATAGGGTTAATTACATATAGATTAGTTGATCTTAGGCGTTTCTTTATAACCATTTTATTCTTAATCATTAGGTTAATGCAACGATATATCGTCAAGCGGCTGACGCCAAGCATGTCTGCCATAAGAACAAGACGTGGGTGGCATTTACCAGTATTCTTATCTGCAAAGCGTAAAAGCACTGCGAGAACGGCAAAACACTGCAACTTCTTACCCTCTGGCAAGCCTAAATAACTAGGATGTTCAAACAAAGACACAGGTATTCTAATATGTGGTGTATATTTAGCCATTATTTACCTTATGCTGGTTTACCTTGTATTTACACACTTTATCATGCTCAATCTGTAGTTTAAGCATTTCGTAATACCATTCCTCCTCTAGAATAGGGTTTAAATCGCTTTTAAAGGGGTATAGACGCTGAACTTTGAACTCTAGGCTGTCGGTATCTGGTATAGGTTTATAGTATAGCAAAAAACAGGGTATATTTAAGCCTTTGGCTATGTATTCTACAACTGTGGTATATTTCTTATAATTTCTACCAGTATCATAGACAGTTTCAATAACTGCTAATGGTTTCCAACAAGGTTTATTAATACAAATAGGAACTGAATCAATATCTATGTAAGCAATATCATTACATTTATTTCTATGCCATTCGGAATAGAAGTCGCCAAATCCACCCACAAAGTAATTATATCTAGCCATTATTAATCCTTTCTTTTGCTATATTAAAATATGTTTGATCTAATTCTATTCCAATAAAATTTCTTTTAGTATTCTTACAAGCAATTCCAGTTGTACCTGTACCCATAAAAGGATCTAATATTAAATCATTTTCTTTTGAAAAATTTACAATAGCTTTTTCTGCAAGAGCTAATGGAAATGTTGCAGCATGAGTTTTTGTTTTACTTCTTGATCTTGGTATTCTCCAAATATCATCTAGTTCACCTCTTTTAAAATTATATGTATTAAAACATCTTCCTGCTTTGGCATTAGATTCAAACATAATAATTAATTCTGTTGCTTTATTTAAAACTCCTGTGTGCATAGATGGCTGACCATGTCCCTTATCCCATACAATTATATCTTTAATACTTTTATTAAAATCTCCTATGATTTTAAACAATGCTTCTTTACTTCCAGTTACAATTTGTATGTTATAAAAAATTATCTTTGATACTCTTAACATTTGATTAATAACTTCTTTATGAAAGTTATAATAATCATCAATGCTTAAAGCATCGTGAAAGTTTTTATATTTTTTACTAAAATGTTCTCCTGTTTCTCTTGTAGTATATTTACCATTTCTTACTCTTGTTCTCATATTATATGGTGGAGAAGTAACAATTAAATTAATACTATCATTTAATAATTTTGGCATTGCAACTAAACAATCATCATTAATTAATTTAAGATCCATTTTCTGCCTTCATAATTGCTAATCCAATTTGTCTTGCGATCTGTGGTACAATAGAATTGCCTAAAGATTTTATTCTGTTGGATCTATCTTTGTCCAGTTCAAAGGAAACCCCATTAGGAACTCCACAAAGTTCGGATTCAATTTGCCACCAAGTTTTGTTTGTTCTTTCTTTTCCAAGTACAGCATTGCATCCGATAGTTTTGCACCGAATGTGCTGTCTGGTTTGTTCTTCTTTCTCAGTATGAAACCTCCACTCTCTGTCATCTCCACTCTTGAGCTCTGTTCCCCTCCCTCCACGCAGCCAGCTGTTGGAGTTGGAAACATCTTCACTGCCATTGGTAATGGCATTCCCCCTTGACTGTATTTCTTTGTTCTCTCTGATGCTGAATCCTGTGTTGGTGTTGGGTACATATTCTTTGTTGGTTTCCCATACATCACTTGTTCCGATAGACTGCCTGGAGGTACTGTCTTTCTCCCTATCTTGGACCGGTATTCTTTTCTCTTCTCCATTGCCTCTTCTGATCTCACTGACATATCTGTTGCTGTCGGAGTAAGCCATAATCCAGATTCGTTTCCTTTGATGCCATGCACCGATGCCTGAAGCTGGAATAATAATACATTGGCTTTTGAAACCTTCGTTTTCCAAGTCAGTAAGCACCTGTCTGAGTACCATGCCTTCGTTGATATTAACAATGCCTTCAACATTTTCTCCAATAACCCATCTTGGTTTTGTTTCTCTAATGACTCTAAGCATTTCATCCCAGAGGTAACGATCATCTGCTGTTGACTTTCTTTTTCCTGCAACGCTGAATGGTTGGCAAGGAAATCCTCCTGTAACGACATCTGCTGCATACTTTTCTCCTTTGACATTTCTTATATCCTCCTCAATGTTAATGTTGGACCAATGTTTCTTTAAAATCTTTTGACAGAATTTATCTTTCTCTACAAAGCCAATCGTTTCAAAGAAACCTGTTGATTCTAAACCTAAACTAAACCCACCTATACCAGAAAATAAATCAAGCGTTTTTAGTTTCATTCTTAGCTCTTTCTTGCATAAGTTCTATTTGTTTGCATTCCAATTCAAGATTTAATCTATCTATTTCTTTTTTAAGAACTAAGATCTTTTCATTATAGATCTCAATCACATCCTCAACGTGCAGTGGTTGATCAATCATTTAGTTCTCCAATTTCTTAATTGAAACAACGCAGCCTTTAGGAATAACAACACAATCTCCAAAGTCTATTGTGTCATCAGTATTAAAACTAAATGTTGCAAATGTTTTTACAAAGTGTGGTGTATCCTCATACAAATAACCAATAGTTGTACATGATGCTGGCATTAAATCTTTTAATTCATCCTCAGTATTCCAAGCATCATCACAAGAATTAATATCCATCCACTCAACAATAACTTTATCAAAATTTATACTTCTCATACCACTCCTCATAAAAGCTATTAGGTTGAACGCCTGTCTTTTCTGTTATTACTTTCATAAATCTAGGATGAGGTATTCTCTCTGACTTTAAATACCTAATCACAGATACAATAGGATTTTTACCTGTTAATCCTATTAACTTTGCAAGATCTTTATTGCTAAGTTTATTCTTTTCTTTGTACTCGTTTAGTGTCATTTAGTTTTCCTTCTGTTGCCAAAACAATCAAATGTTTTGTGATACTTTTTAAGTAGTTTTTTTAGTTGTAGTTTAAGTTTCATTTTATATCCTTTCGTTAGACTAACCATAACCATAAAAGTTATTCACAGTCAATCTTTATTTTACATTGACTTAAATTAATAATATATGTATTGGTTATATAAACAATGAAAGGTTTAAAATGGTTATTGATTTAACAAAGACTAATACTATTCCATCTTTAAAAAATATTGATGAGGATATTGCATTACAATTTTATAAAAAATTAAACTTAGATCACAGCTCTCCATCACAAGAGAATTTATTAGACAGTGATTGGTTAGTTAGATACTGCCACTTCACACAAGAGGATCGTAGATTAATGAACATCTCTTATCGTATGACTGCTGGTGTATCTATTGGTAGAGCTTCGCAAAGATTTGTTTCTAAGTATATGTATGATGCTGAGAAAAAAATATTAAATGAAAAAATATCTCTGGACCAGATTATAGAAGAAGAATTAAAAGAATATGATAAATACCAGGCACACAACGAAGAAGATAAAATACAACACGAGGATACTAAAAATTATTTAGTTGATATGATTAAGATAACAGTGAAAGCTGTTCAAGATATTGGATTAGATAATGAGTCTGCCAGCGAAAGATATTGCTCATATAAATTTAAAGAATTAGTTTTACCAAAGATAGGTAGAATTGATTATGAAGATTCTAAAAATAAATTTATTGAATTAAAAACTAAACACAGATCAAAAAGAAAATCAGATACTAAAGCTGGCTTCAGTTGGATCAAAGGTTATCTTCCTAAACAACCTGATGTAAACCATGTTAAGCAATGTGCTTTCTATTGGTATGCTACTAAAAAGATACCTCATCTATTGTATGTTAATCAAGATAGCTACAATGTATTTACACCTGACACTTGTGATCTATTAACTCCTGAGTATATGGAATTTTTAATTCAACAGGATTTAATTAAAGCAAAGATCAGACAGAACTTAGTTTATATTTGTAAAGGTAATCCTTTTGAGATGGCTAAGTTAATTGCACCACCAGACTTTTCTGGTTTTATGTGGCGGGACATCCAAGAGAACTTTGTTCGCAAAGCTGCGAGCCTTTGGGACAATGTATAAATGGTAAACTTATGTGTAGAAATATGGATATAAATTATTATCAAAAGCAACACGATAAAATAAAACAACAGTTTCGTCATGATATTATTATGCGTAAACTAAAAGAAAAAGAAGATAAGGAGTTTAGAAGTTTGTTTATAAAACTATTATTGATTATTGTTATAGCTATATTGCTTATGACATTAATTGCTAAATGAAAGTAATTCTAATTATTATAATGATGAATGGTACAGTCTATAACATAGGCTTTAACCTTAATCATTATGATGCTAGAACTTGCGATAAGTTATTTGACAGTGTAACTTATAGCGGAAAAGCAAGTGGTAAAAATAAGCATGGTTCTTTTTATAAATCAAAAGAAATATTTGCTTATAGCTGTA